GGGGCTAAAGTTCAATGTTTCTGACAAATAAATCAAGAAAAAACTAGGGTTATCCCTAAAATATGTATATATCTACCTACAGTTGTACCTATATTACAATTAGAACCAGCTTCAAACCCTCTTCCACATTATACTACATATACTTTACCTTTTACTAAAGTATTAAATATAGTTACCTACAAAATACCAATCAAATACCCTCAATAAGCTTACCCAGCATACTTATTACCCACTGTACTAAACAGTACAAAAACACCAATATAAATGTAACATTATTACAATTAGAATAACTAATAATATATCTCTATATAATAAGTAAAACTAATATATAGTACTTAAGTCTTATTGCAACTATTCTCAATAAGACCTCTAAAATACATTAAGAAGTTAAGATAATATACACAAAACATATTTATGCAGGTAACATTCGCATTGTAGAGCGATTACTACTCAAGATAATATAATGTTATCTTGAATTGACCACTAAAAAACATACTAAGCAGATAATATTGCAAGCATTACTTACATACTTCCCCATAGTAAAATTAAGTAATAGATGTTTATAAAACCTAAGAGATTAGTACATTCAGTTTTTCTGCATTGTTCAGCAACAGATAACCCAAAGCATGACGATATAGAGGTCATTCGAGGTTGGCATATAAACGATAATAAATGGAAGGATATAGGTTATCACTACTTCATCAATTCTAAAGGCGTGGTAAGCAAGGGAAGAGGCTTAGATTTAATCCCAGCAGCACAGGCAGGATTTAATACAGGTACTATAGCAATATGTATGCACGGGCTTACTAAGTTCACTAAGGATCAGGAGAAGTCTCTTAGAGTTTTATGTAAGGAGATTAACAAAGCTTATGCAGGACAGCTTAGGTTTAGAGGACATAAGGAAGTAGATAAGGGTAGAACCTGTCCTGTGTATGACTATCCAAAGATTCTTAAATTAAATAGCGAAGGTAAAATGCTTTAGGTATAAGCCTCTTAGTTGTAGTATCTAAAAGCTAGATCGGGTACAACCCTGTCAGGCAGATAGCTACAGTATTTTGGGGTTTGTATTTTGAGGGGTGGCAGGGGGTTTTACGAGCGAGAATGGATCTAGTTCAAACGCTATCACAAAATTTCCCCCAAAAAACCAAATTTAACTCATCCCCAAAACCAAATAAATAATAATACAACCCCAAAACAAAAAAAACAAATAAAACACCTAAGACCCTAAAAATCCCATACTTGTAAAAAACAAGACCCTTAAAATTACAACCGAGTTTAATTACCTCAAGATAATATTAAAACCTGTAGTACAATATAGGTAAAGGCAAGTCTGTATGTCAGGTAGCTTAAACCTTTAAAAAAAAGATTTTAATTAGAGTCCTTCGGGGTAGCTCAAAAAATTCGTAGTAGTAAATATAATTTTAGACCTTAGATAAAAGGTCAGGAAAATAAATCATGCCATATTCAGTAGATCAACTATGGGTAAATGAGTACACAAATAACATTATCCAGTTGGCACAACAAAATTACTCAGTGTTCGAGCCTCTTGTAACAATGGGCGATGCAAAAGCAGAAAGAAAGTTCTTCGATAGAGTCGGTAGCGTATCTATGGCTGTCAGAACAACTGCAAACGCAGCAAACAGTTACACAGATGTAGACCACACTAAAAGATCAGTAGCTTTCTCTAACTACACAGTAAACCTGTCAGTTGATGGAGCGATTGATGTACCTAAAGCATTAGTAGACCCTACTAGCATATATGTTAATTTAGGTGTTCAAGCATGGAAAAGGAAAATTGATGAAGTTGTAATCGCAGCAGCTTTTGCAGCAGCAGCAGACGGTAAGGATGCAGCTACTTCTACAGCTTTCCCTACAGCAACTAGAACTATCGACGTAAACTATCTAGCAGGAGATCCAATCGGTGCTGGTAACGGTACAGGTACTTGGACTAACAAGGCACAATCTGGCTTAACTTTAGCTAAAATCCTTGCTGCTAGAGCTACATTAGCTGGTGCTCATGCTCTAGGCCCTAACGAATACATGAACCTAGTAATCGGCCCTAACGAAGAAATAGATTTATTAGGTATTGAACAATTCACGAAGAGTGATTACCACCTTAACTATCCGTATGCTAAACCAATAGCAGGTAATGGTTTTATTGGCTCATTCTTAGGAATCAATATCTACAGATCAACTCTTTTAGCTGAGGTAGATCCTGCTTCTGCAAGTAACCACTACAGACGTAACATCATGTTTGTTACTTCAGGTTTAGGTGCTTACATGAATCAGAACCTTACTGTTAAAGTAGCTGAGAACCCAGAAAGAAACTTTGCAACCACTATCAACCTTAGTGGCGGTATCGGTGCAGTTAGAATTGATGATTCTAAAGTAATCGAAATCAGAACAGCAAGTGGTATTTCTGACGCTTCTTAATACTAGCAACTAACGATTATGAGGGGTGTATCTGTCGCACCCCTCTATTTTATTATCTAGACAGCTAAATATTATGGCTATAACTAAACTAAACCTATACAATCTTGCCTTAATTCAGTTAGGACAGTCTCCTATTACAGACCTAGCCACTGTAAACCCTACGATGGTAAAGCTAAATGCACTATACCAAGTAGCAATAGAAGGTTTATTAGAAGAGCAGAGGTGGGATTTTGCTACAAAGCATGTAGCTCTAACCCTAGCAACCTCAAATAACTTAGGTGCTTACGATAAAAAGTACACCTTACCTTCAGATTTAATGAAGATAACTCTGGTTTATAGTAATCCAGACGATCCATACTACACCCAGATACCACACGAAGTACAATTTGGTGGTATTTATACTAACAGCGATACAGTTTACATAGAATATATCTATGATATTACTGGTTTGTCTAGCTTTGATACCTCTTTTGCAGAAGCTCTAGCCTTTAGATTAGCTGCTTTATGTTCTCCTGCTGTGTATCACTCAGTAAGTACCACTAATAATATAGCTGGTAGAGCTGCACAAAAACAATCTATAGCAATAAACAAGAATAATAATAGATCTCCACAAAAAGCTACCTTTAATTCTAGCTGGTTAGGTAGATCTAACAGAGGTTACGGATACAGAGAAGATGCCTAGAGCTGGACTAAATCAATCTAATTTTTCTAAAGGTCAATACTCCCAAGACTATGCAGGTAACTATACCTCAGATCAGTATTTAGAGGGGGTAGAGCTAGCTACTAACGTAATAGCAAGACCAGAAGGTGGGTTAATTAAAAGACCTGGCACTATTGATGTTCCTGCAATATTAACTTTAACTGGCAGTATCTCAGTAACCTCTAACGTAGCAACTTTTACTGTAGCTCCTTCATTTCTTAACACTGTAAATACAGGAGATTTAATAACTGTTACTGGTTCTGCAACTTCAGGACTTAACGTAATTAGAGCTGTAGCTACTAAGCTTACTACAACTACTTTTTCTGTAGTTACAGTAGGAGTGGCTAACGGATCTTATCCTACAGGATCAGTAATACTATCTAATATGTCTGGTATAGGCTATAATGCAAGACCTGTCCCATTCCAATTTACTAACCCAGGTACAGGTACAGTAGAAGTAGCATGGTTATACTTCAGGACTGACAACAGAGTATTAATAATAGATCCTATTCTTGGATCTCAGGTATTAGATTTAAGCTTAGGTTTAGGTGCACTATCCACATCTAATATAGATAGATTTAATTGGCTGCAAGTTAGGAGTTCTATATTTTTAGTAGCTAGAGAGTTTCCTCCAATGCAGCTAACTAGAGATGATTCCATACCTAGTTGGACTTTATCCAGTGCTTACACACCCAAAGATGGCCCATGGGAAGATCCTAATACTAATCCAAACTTTAAAATAAGAGTAGTTGGTTTTACCTCTACAGATAACGGCTTTACTGGCACAGGTACAGTAAGATCCTCAAATAAGGCAGATACTATAATGACTCCTGGTTGGTTTTTAGATGCTTGGGTGGGTAGGCAACTTAGAATTAACCTTACTACTACTTCTCCTGTAGAAGAGAAATGGGGTGTAGTTACCATTAACAGTATATCTAATAATGATGCTGGTGCTGTATGTAGCGGTTTTAACGTAACAGCAGATGCAGACTACCCATTATTAAAAGTGCACACAGGCACAGCAGGATCGGCAGCTACTAAGAACTGGCAATTATCTGCATGGTATG